ACCTTAATTTGACCCATTAAACCAACAATATTCCATTCTGGTCTTTCTGACCTTGGGATATAGGGTAATGTTTCATCATAATCAGGGTTTAATTTTCTTCTAATACCATTTTTGGTAATATAAACCATGTTACCATCATTGTCAATACTTGTTGGTGCTTCATATTGATATTCTTCCATTATATAATCACCCCAAACATCTTTTTCATATTTACCAACCCACTCATCCGATGTTCCTTCATCACTATTACCAACCATTGTTGGTTTTACTGATATAACACCAATAGCATTATCGGGTGTTTCACATATTTTGATTTTATCACCATCTAGTTCAACAATAGTACCGTAAGGATATTTTAAACCATCAATTGATTCAAAATATTCAGCGTAGTCAGCTCCAGATGTATATGTACCACTAACATTGTAAACCACACCAGCCGAATTAACTCTAAAAGCATTTGACCTTGATGCGTCACTAGAACCATTACCGATTATAAATAATGCATTTGCTGTTGTTGCTGTTGAATTATATTTACCGATTATCGTTTGGTCATCCCCTACTGAAATTGTACCTCTATTTGAGGTGTGTGAATATGAACCAAAAGCTTTAGTTTCAAATCCTTCAGCATGAGAATAATCACCATAACCTGATGTGGAATAACCTTCAGTATGTGAACAGAATCCACCAGCCACTGATAACCAACCTTCAGAGTGTGATGTTAATGAAGCAGTTGTTTTATTACCTTCAGCGTGTGAATAATTACCAAATGCTGTAGTTTCAAATCCTTCAGCGTGTGACGTGTTACCACTTGCTGTAGTTCTTGCACCTTCAGCGTGTGATGCATCACCAATTGCCACACCACCTTTATGTAGAATAGTGTTAGAGGTAAAACCACCTTCAGCGTGAGAACCTAAACCAATTGCTGTTGAATATCTACCTTCAGTATGTGAACCTATACCAATTGTTGTTGTATATTGACCTTCAGCATGTGATGAATCACCACTTGTAACACTTGCTTGACCTTCAGCATGTGAATAATCACCATAAGCCAATCCAGCATTTTCAGAATGTGATATTAAACCTATAGCTCTACCACTTCCTTCAGCATGTGAACCTGTACCAATAGCTGTACTTGAAAATCCTTCAGCATGTGAACCCATACCAATTGCTGTAGTTTCAAATCCTTCAGCGTGTGTCGAATCACCACTTGCTGTTGTTAAAGCACCTTCAGCGTGTGAATAATCACCAATAGCAGTTGTTAAAATACCTTCAGCATGTGATGCATCACCAATTGCTGTTCCACCTGATATCGTTGTTGATGATGAATTAAACCCACCTTCAGCATGTGAACCATAACCACTTGCTTTTGAGTAGTAACCTTCAGCATGTGAAGACTTACCTTGTGCCGTTGAGTAATAACCTTCAGCGTGTGAATAATCACTAATTGATGTTGTATATTCACCTTCAGCATGTGAAGACTTACCTTGTGCTTTTGTTGAATTACCCTCAGCATGTGAATATTGACCACCAGCAACTGTAGTATAACCTTCAGCGTGTGATGTAACACCACTAGCAGTTGTAAATGCACCTTCAGCGTGTGATTGAAAATTACTAGCGGTTGTACTCCTACCTTCAGCATGTGAAGTTGGACCACTAGCAGTTGTCATCCAACCCTCTGAGTGTGAACCTCTAATTCCAGATGCTATTGTTGAAGCACCTTCAGCATGTGATGCTATATTTGTTGCTGTTGTTCCCGAACCTTCAGCGTGTGACGTGTAACCACTAGCTGTTGTTTTAAGTCCTTCAGCATGTGAACCTATACCTAATGCATAACCACCTTTACCATTAGTTGTACCTAATGTATAATCACCACCTTCAGCATGTGATGAATTACCTTGTGCCGTTGAGTAATAACCTTCAGAATGTGAATAATCACCACTTGCTGTTGTACTTTGACCTTCAGCATGTGATGCAAAGCCATTAGCTTTTGTATCACTCCCTTCGGAATGAGAACGTTGACCTCTAGCGGTTGTATTATAACCTTCAGAGTGAGACGTGAAACCGCTGGCTGTTGTTAATATACCTTCCGCATGTGAACCATTACCTAGAGCTGTACCACCCGCTATTGGTTCAAAGCCTGGTGGTTCTGATGAAAATGTTGTTGACCCACCTTCGGCATGTGAGCCTCTACCAATCGCTTTTGTTCCAATACCTTCAGCGTGTGAACCTATACCACCAGCGGTTGTATAATAACCTTCAGAGTGTGATGTTATACCACTTGATATTGTATAGTAACCTTCACCTAATGAATTTGGACCACTAGCTAATGAATTACTATATTTAACCACGATAGCATTTGGTCCAGTTGATGCTGACCAATAAGAATCACCACCAGTACCACCAGTTAAGAAACCACCAACTTCAAATGTACCACCACTATTATTTGTAAATAGTGCTTTACCATTCAATGGATTATAAGTACCACCAGTTACAAATATATCAGTTGTTGAACCACTAAAAAATGGAGATAATGATGATATTGGTGTCTTATATGATGAACCATCCAAACTTTGTGATGTATCACCAGTATTAACGATGTGTATTAAACTGTTTAAGTTAACATAAGGTGCGAAAGACCTTTCGGTTAATTTTGCCATTTCTTTTTATTTTTTTAATTATTAATTATTGGTCCTCAAATTGAAATAAATCCCCATCCATAAAGTCAAAACAATCACCATCTTCAAAATTCTTTGCTTCGCATGAGCTAACTGATAAATCCAAGTCAATTTTAAATGATTTACCTGAATAGTTATAACCATCACATGCAAAAGCATCAACAAATGATGCAGTTGTTCCGTTATTAATAAATATTAAGCTAAGTGAATTTGCAATATTATTTAATTCATTTAAATATTCATTTTGTGTTGGTATTGATGTTGATGTGTTTCCTGAGTAAAAATTTGGGTTATTATAGACTTCTTCACCATCAATTGATACCCTCATTGACCACACTGCTAATATATCACAAGCTGTATTTCCACTTGGTGGTCCATTTTGGAATTCGAATTCATATGGTTCACCATTCATTAAATCAAAACATTCATAATTTTCGAATTGTTTTTGATAATAACATGTTATACAATTTGCACAGTCTTGTATTGCATTATCCAATACAGCTTGAAAATCAACATATGTGTTAAATTCAACTAAGGTATTTCCGCTACTACACTCTAAAGCACATGGGTTATTAAATATATATTTAAATACATCACCTTCAATTGCTTTTGCTGGGTCGATATTTAAATCTATTTCCTTCGTATTTATAGCTAATCTATTATCATTTATATTGTATTCAGTATTTCTCCAATCTAAATAAAATGTTCGTCTTTCAGTTGATTCATTTGATACCCATGATTTTTTGTTATCAACAATTTTATTTAATTCAAATCCAAATGGTTTTGATACATTAATGAAAGTATTTTCAATGTTTTCACAACTTTGTGTTACTTTTATTTTATCTAATAATACACCAAAATCTAAACAACAAGTATTAACTTTAATACTTATTCTTATTTTTTTATTTTTAATCTTGTTTATTATTTCTGGGTCATTAATAGTTGTTGTATAATTTAACCATGATGAATTATACCAACCACCCATTAAATCAATAAGTTCTTTATTTTCTAAAGTTGTTGTTGGTGCATCATTATTTGTAATATATTGTGTTAAATATAATTCCCTGATGAAACTATCACGATATTCTTTACATATATCATCATAACCGCATGTTGTTTCGATACCAAAAGGTGGTAAAACACCAGTTTCGCCACTAATTATAATTCCAGTTGTTGGTGTGTTTTCAGTTATATATTGCATTAAATTACCTTCACCGATACCGAATATTTGTTCTTCGTATATAGTTTGATATAAGTTTGTTGTTTCAGTTTCAACATCCAATGAAAATAAAGCTGTAAAATTTTCTAAATTAGCTATTGGGTCTCCACATAATAACCCTTGTTCGTCTAGATTATTTAATTGTGTTTGTAATTCTAATATTTGATTTTCTAATTCAGTTATTGAAGTTAAACAATCTTCATATTCTTTACATATTTCTTCTTTTTCTTCAAATACTATTTGTTTATCACATAATGAGTCATCAGTTACATTAAAATATGGGTTTGGTAGGTTATTTTGTAATGCAAAATCATTACCCTCATCATATAATTGTTTAGCTTGTGCTTTAGTATATATTGTTGTATCACACCCATTACTATCTAACCAGGCTTGATATTTTATATCACCTAGGATTGAGTTCCATCTTTCTAACCCTTCTTGAGTTAAACAACATATTGTTGATTCAGGTAAACCTAATTTTCCAATTAATATTGTGTAACACATACCAGTATATATTGCTGTGTACTGAGCGCATTGACCACTTAATAATGAACATTCATTTTCTAAAATAGTTATTTGATTTTCTAAATTAGTTATTTGATTTTCTATATCAATAACCCCTTGGTTTATAGTTTGCCCACTTTTTAATATTGAGCAATCGAATTTAAATAAATAATCTAAATTTATATCTAAAGAACATTCTGAATTTTCATTAACTAAAAAATATTCACCATCATCACCGTTTAATGGTACAATTACTTTAATTTCACAATCATCACATGAAGATTCACTCCATAAACATTTTTGATTTTCAATATCAAATGTATACCCTAAATACTCACAACAAGTTTTAGTGTTAATATTCGTATATGGTATTAACTCATTGTTGCTTCTAATCCAAACGGATACTGAACCATCTATTTGGTGAACTATTTCACCACCACCAGTAACTATTTGATTTTCATTCAAACATGGGTTACTTAGTGACGGTTGGCATTTATAGATATCTAAACTCATTATATTCCTTTATTATAATTATTAATATTTTATTTTTAAAAATTAAAAAATAAAGTACAAGCTATGTCACCATTTGATTTACCGTAATAAAATTGATATAATTGACCATTGGTTGTACCGTTTTCGTTATTTGGTGATAATGTTAATAATGCTTTACCTTCATCATTTAATTTACATCCATAACCTTTTTTATTAGTATAAGGGTCATCGATATATTCTGGTGTTGTTATGTTTGGTGGACAAAAACAAGAATCAGATTCTGTTGTTACTCTATATTCTGGTGAACCATATAATCCCCAGTTATTTTTAGGTGTTACGAATTTAAGGTAAACATTATTATTGTTTGTATACATATCACCAACAAGTGGTCCAGCTAATCTCCATTTACAAGAAATATAACAACCACAACCATTTTTTATTAAAAGATTATTTAATAAGTCTGGATTAAAGTTTATTTCAACCCCTTTATCAGTGGATTCAAAACCAAAATCAATAAATGCATCAGGTCCAGTTGGTTCAGTTGCTGAAGCTGGTTTTTTACAACATATATACCCTGAATTAATTAATGTAGATTTACCAGTTTCTTCATTTATTTCGTATTCATCGTGTATATAAGATAAACCATCTACTATTGTTTTACAACAAGTTGGTGATATGTAAGGTGATGTATAGAACTGTGGTGCTATACTACCATCTATGTTATATGTTAAATAATTCCAATTATAAATAAATGGTTGGTAATAATAAGATTCATCAGTTATATCTACGTAGGTATAACCAGTTATTCTGTTATTACAGTTATTAAATTGTTCTGTCTGGGTATACTCATCTCGTTTTATATCAATATATAGTGATAAATCTTCAGATGGTACATCACAACCACATTCTGTTAATTCAGCTGATGGGTGTGGGTCTTTAATTATTGCACTTTCATATAAAAAACAATCATCTAATGATACACCTGACCAGTTTTCAACACCACTATATGTGTCACCACTATAATCATTAATTATACCATCATTGTAATTGTTAAATAATTCAACAACACTTGTATTGTAAGTTGATGATGTTATAATAATTGGTTCAAAATTTGGTAAAATATTTCTAAATTGATTTATATATTCAAATCCACCATCATATGGCCCAATGTGTGGGTTATTTCCAGTTGTTTTTATTATTGATGCGTTATTACCTCCAGTTTCTCTGTACCATAACCCACCTTTTTGGAAATACATATCAGCACTGTTTGGGAACGGAATAGGGTAACCATTAACATCAAGATTATAATTTGAAAAATCCGTATTATATCCATATTCTTCTAGTACCGAATTGAATAAATCAATATCAACTTTTTGAGTTGCTACATATATATGTTCATTTAAATTAATCAAACCTTCAGGAGCACCAATAAATTTAAATAAAAATTCAATAGCCTTTCTAGTACCCTTTGATTTAAATAACCAAGCTGAATTTAGTATTAATCTTCTCCATAATTCAATTTCAGCTTCAGCTGCTGTTAATCCCCTTGAATAACCAGAATAAGATGGTCCTGGTGTATCTAGATATGATTTAATTAAATCATTTTCAAGTATTGAACTAGTTAAATCCCAACCTAATATTCTGGCCACATATTTAACCATTTGGTCGGGGGTATTGTTTAATCTATTGTAAGTTATTGTATTTGCATATGCTAACCCATCAATATATTGTTTTATTTCATCAAATTCTCTACCGTATATTCTTAACGTCTTAGTCATTTTTTGACCAGCAGTTTCTTCTTCTGTTCCGTCACATCTAGGTACCGTATCAAAATTTGAAATTGATTCAGAAACTAAAAATCTAACCATTAAGTCAGTTTTTGTTTCGTCTAATGAATTAGTTATTTTTAATAGTTTACTTACGTAATCAACATATTCATTACTATTAAAATCAATATTATAACCATCACTTGTTGGCCAAATAACATCGTCTGATGTATTGTATATAACACCGTTGTCACTTATGTATTGATAGTTAAATGTTGCTTTATATTTTGGTACAGTTAGTCTATTTAATAATGTATTTTCAAATAGTGATAATTTAGCAAAAAATTCCTCAACCTTTGTTTTGTTGGGTTTAATATGATATGCCTCATATATCGGATTTGTTAATGCATCTGGAAATGGATTACCTTCAACTCTAAGATAAACATAATCACCGTATAGTTCTGTTGAACCTGTAAATTCAATTATTGGGTACTCATTACCTTCATGTAGTATACTGTAATCATAATAATTTGATATTAAACTTCTTAATTCATTATCATAATTAATTAATAATTCACCACCAGTATTATATACTATATCGTAATTGTTGGTAAATGTGTTATTTTTTATTTTAAATGTTGATGTCTTATAAATTGAGTTGTAACTGTAATTCTCTACACTATAAATCGCATTATTAGTTCTATTATCTAAAGGTTTAACAAATAAAGATGCTGGCCACTTAGTTATTATACTTTCTAATGTTACTCGTATAAATTCAGTAGCTGAACCAAAATAAACAAAATTATTAATATCACTCGCATCAATATTTAATTTTATTTTTACATTAGAATTAAATATTGAATCAACTTCTTGATTACCACCACTAATATCACTTAATGTGTAATAATTACCAAAAGCAGTTGTTGGGTAATTAGTTAGTACTTTAATTTGATTACTCTTTAAAACTGCAAAATTACCATAAGTAAATAGTGCTGAATTATTGTCGTCAACTAATCGTCTACCTACTAAATCAGGTGTAAAATTTCTATATTCTATACCATCATTGTAGAAAATTCGTTGTGCATAACCAGGTACCTTTATTTTATTATTTTCAGCCATTTCTATAATTAAGCGTTAGATATATTGTTAAATGTTTTAGTAAAATCAACATTTTCTCTCTCTTCCTTAATTTCATATAGTGGTTGTCCTGTAAATCTATCTTTAATTTCATAAAGATTAAATTGTTTATATATATCATTATTGAAATTATATAATGTATATATACCATCTTCAATACTTTTACTTTGATTACCAAATAATCCAATAGCTAAAGTTTCAATATCGTGGTCAACAATTTCAACCTCTAACATAACTGGGTTGAAAAAAGTATTAGTTATTATAACATCTTGATTAGGTTGACCAATAAATGGGAATACGTTTGGTGTAACATTAGATTCAGAACTAGGTGATACCGTACAAAAAACCAATGTAGAATTATCATTAAATCTATATCTAATTGATTTTTGATTTGTATTTGATAAGTTTTGGTTTACTGGTTCGGCTCTATTATTTGATGTTATAATTCTAAAGAAATTTCTTATCTTTGAATCAGTAACACTTGGTGATGGTGATAAATACTCAACTCTATAACCAATTAAATTATTATTTTCAAATGCGTTAATAAAATCAGATATATTAGGGTCTGAACCATCGAATAAAAGCCCTTTAATATCTGGTGATGATGATAATACACCACAATCAACTATTTTTGTTCTAATTTCAACTGGTTTAATTACAATATTATATATACCTTTAGCTGAAAAATCACCAATAGGTAATTTTAAAGTGTATAATCCACCGAATATTTCAAATGAATCACTTGTATTATTTGGGTTATTTATCTGAATCAAATTAGTTGATGCTAATTTAAAACTTCTAGTGTTAACGCTGTTTCTATCTGGTGAATAGAAAACAAATATTTCAACATCTGATGGGTTAACATCAGCTGGTCTAACTATACCATATACTCCACTACTCACTTTATTTATATTTTATTTAATTTATTATAGTCTATTACTAATAATTATTTAGTAATCAGTTTATTTTATGATATTATAATAATTATTTCCGTAATTAACTAAATCACCTATTGTTGTTATTTCACCTAATTGTAAGTGGTGTTGCAAAACATCAGTTGACCCTCTGTCTATAAATACATCACTTTGTACTTTTGGTGGTTGTGTTATATGTAATAAATATTCTTCAATAGTCAATGCTGATAATACTGAATTAGTTTCATTAACACCTTGACCGTGATAATACATCTCTGTTAAAGGTATATTATCAGTAAATCCTAATGAATTATTAACTGTTCTATTAGTATTAAAATATGTTTTAAATAATATACCATCACTTTGTAGTAATGTACCTATATTAGTATCATTTAAATCAGCATATTCAGTATATATTATTGGTTTATAATCATTTAAACTTATAACTCTACTAACACCATTTATATTATCACCTAAATAATTAACGTATAACTCTCTATTTAAGTCAAAACCTGTAATGTATCTACTATTACCTGTGAACCCATAACTAGTAAAATCTTCTAATCTATCTTCAGTTAACCCACTAACAATTATGTTATTTGTGTAATAATCTGAATCTATTTTATATCTATATCTAACATTATCGTAATTATATCCAGTTGTATAAAAATTAGACCCTGGTAAATTTAAAAAATTAAAATCAACATTATCATAATCTAATAATTTTTGAGGTATCGGTTGATATGTTAATGGTGGTTGATTTTTATCATAAGGTATAAATGGATAATCAATAAATCTACCAATATCTTTAATATCTTGAGTTAATAACACATTTATACTTAAAGTATCCGCAGTTATTTTACCATGACCACTATTTGGTTCTTTACTTTTATAAGTCTCTAATAATATTTTATATTTAAAAGTCTCCATTAAATTGCAGTTATTTGGTATAAATCAACAGTATAATTATCATTAATCAACTGAATATTTGTTGAGTATGTAGTATCAAGTTCATAATAATATTGACTATTAATATTTTTTAATATGTATTTAGTGAATATATTATTTGTTGGTGTGTTACCTTGTGTTGTAGTAATTAATTGGTCAATCCTTTTATTTGTTGAACTAGTGGACATTAAATTAGTTATTTTACCAGTCTTAGCATTATTAAATTCAGCCCTCATATATAATTCTTTTGGTGAATTTTGAGTCACCTCATCTTTATAATAATAAAGAAAAAAACCTTCACCATTTAAACTCCTATCAACTAAATTATTACCTAAGTTAAATTGTATTTTTAAATTATTTACTGGGATTATATCACCAAATGGTATTACCGAACCGTCTGAGATATCTGATTGATTAATTTTTGTGAATAATGTTATAAAAGATAATAATCTTTGATTTGTTGGTATATCAGTATCGTAGAAATTTAACCTTAGAAAAGTACCAGTAAATCCTTTTTTTCTGAATTTAATATCACTATCGTTAAATCCTATTTCACCATCACCATAATAACTATATTGATTAAACTGATTATTTGTATTTAAAAAATGAACATTATAGGTAATATTTTCAATAAGTTGATTATTTGATGATATTGGTTTAAATCTAATTTTATCATAATCTAATGTAGGGTTAATACTTTTATTTATCTCACTTTGTATAAATTTACTTTCAATAATATCTTCTTGGTCAACTAATTGAAAATTATTACCTATCGGTATGTTTATAGTTGTACCAGTTTCACTATTTAAAGTCTTTAAATTTATCGTGATTTTATTAACATTCATTATTAGCTATTTTAGTAACAAAATTATTGGTAATCGTATTTCCACTATAATCTTTTGGTTGATTAGTGGTATATAATAACCCAAAATTACCAAATGGGTCTTGTCTTCTGGTATAAACGCATATATTTTGATGTAAATAATGTCTACCGTTTAAAAATGGGTAGTCTAATGTTTCGTCTTGACCATCATTAAAACCTATTGGTAATAAATCTCTCCATAAATATCTACCGTCACCTAAATTTTCAGCATATTCTGGAATTCCAACAGTATTTGTTTCACTTTGTTCTGTATAATTTGAGAATTGCCTTATTTTTATTAAAAAATGAGGATTATAAATATAACCTTCATTTCTTGGTCCATCAATATTTAACCCAGTTACTGGTACTGATGTTGTTGTTTCTCGCTCTAAAGTATTAAACCTATGCATAACCCTAATTAATACAGTTTCTTTTACTTCAAATTTATTATATTCACATATATCACCATAATAATCAGAATTATTTATATTAACGTCATTCTCTAATGGTATGTGACTATCAAATGGTGCTAATGGTGGTGCTATTGTATGCATTTTTCTTATATTAGAAACATTTCGTTGATTTATAGTTTGTGTTCCAACATTACCTGGGTAATCCTCTAAATCAAGACCTGATATTGTTTTGGTAAATAAACCATCTGAATCTGTTTTAATAACTGTTAAATATAATTCACTTAGTGGTCTACCTAAATTATCTACCAAATCTGAAACATCAATATCATCATTGATTGTAATTTGATAATTTTGGTCACCGTATATTGTTTGACTAAAAGCTAATGGATAACAATCGTAACTGTATTTTGTTAAATCAGATTGTGTTTCAAAACTTTTAACTTTTTTAAATTTCCTAAAATAATAAGTAACTTCATTCCCGTAATATAATCTTTTTAATCTACCTGATGTGAATGAATTACCTAAAACAGCATTATTAACACCCATATCAACAACAAAAAAAGTTTCAAAATTTTCACTTTCAAAACCTAATGATATCACATTAAAATCACCATTCATATTTGAGTTTGGCATATTTGTTAATCTAACAGTATCACCAACTACCAAATTATGTGGTACTGCTGAACCTAATGCAACCATATCTACACCACCGATATCAACTAGTTCAGCTGTGGTTATTAAAAGCCCATTGTTAACTAAATAGTGTGTATTATCCGATTTATATGGGTACGTTATTGTTAATTCCCAGTTTCTATTTGTTAATGAACTATTTAACTCAAATCTATCTCTGGTTGGTTCCAAATCGTAAAAATTACATATTTCACCTTTTTGTGCATCTGGGTTATAGAAACCAAACCAACCATTTTGTTCTTTTAAATTTTTATCTAAAGATTGTAAATAACTTAGTGTTGGTGTTGATGTATCAAAAGCATCATTTTTAAATACATAACCATTAAATGTTTGATAACCATAAGATTTAGTTTCATCGATATTATCTACATTTAGTAAAAAATTTTGTGGTCCCTCATCACCTGATAAATTAAATAAAACATTAGTAAATAATGGTGATAATGTTTGTATTATTCTGTATAATTTACTTTCGTCTCTTTCTTTATCAAATACATCACCAGCGTTAACTGTTCTGCTGATTTCACCAGGTGGTAATAATTTATTTTTTGATTCTAAATTAACATTAAAGTAAGAATCCGTATTCGAAGCTCCTTTGAATTTAGTACTATTTAATCTATATTTTAATCTATTAATCATCTAATATGTTTTAACAATTACCTAAGTATTCACTATATAATCTATTCAATGCTGTTTTTCCAGGTATTAACCCAAAATAAAAATAAAATGAATTATTAAAAAACCAAACTTCATTTGGATTACTCAATAATTGGTCATATCCTTTAAAATAAAAATAAGGGATGTTAAGATAGTTATCAGAACCTGGACTAGAATCAAAATATACTGATGGAATATTTGATAAGTTATTTGAATTTAAATAAACAAATAACCCTCTAACCTTTGCACTTTCAACATCATCATTACCTATTCTACCATCAGCAGATGGTCCAGATAGAGTAATCGGGTCTCTTCTGTCCTCATCTAAACCTACACCTAATTCACATATACGTTTAACGTTATTACAATTATCTTCTCTAATATTTTGATTAGCTAAAAATCCACCATCAACTAAGATTGGTTCATAACCATTAACTTCAACCTCATCATTGAATGGACCACCTTCATGTTTTTCCGTTTCTTCTGGTGGTATTTGATAAGTTGTTTCTGATAAATACTTATGAAATATTGGTATACCTTGCCAATCACAATCTAATATTGACCCTAAATTAACTATTTTAGTTGAGTATAATTTTGTATTCTTATCATCACTTATAGGCATGTAATATATTTCATTGTCAGCTGAATTTTTATATATTAAACCTGTATCAAAATTATTAGTTATTTTACTGTTATCAACATCATTGTTATTACCACCACTACCACTGTTTTGTGGACTACAGTTAGTACAATTATCTAAAGCATATGTGTTATATGTAAAACCATTAGCACCATTACAAAATTTATCTTCTAAATTTATACGATATTTATATTTTAGTTTATAGAAATATAATGAACCATTTATCCAATCATTATAAAATCTTAAATCGATTTCTTCTGGTATTGCCAACCAATCTAAAATAAAACCAAGTGGTCCAAACATAATTCGTATTAGTATTCCAAGTTTTGACACCCTTTTATTAATTTTATTATAGGGAAATGGGTTGTTTGATGTTTCGTCAATTATACTCTTAATCCCTAAAAAGTTTTTATTGTTTACATTATCATTCCTTTGCACTCTAGTTATGTGATTTGCAACCGTATATATCTTATTCCAATACAAATCAACAAAATGGTCATCTGATGTATTTTCGTTAAAATTATAATCAGCAAACATTGACCCAGTTGGGTTGTGTGGTACTAAGTAAGCAGCAGTTCTTATTTTATTTGTTTCACTAATATCAGTTTTAATTCTAAATCTAACTCTAGCTCTGGTTGGTATCCCTTTATTTTGGTCATCAGTTGGTATTAATTCTCCGAATTCATTTGTGTAAACATAATCTAAATTCATTGGTATTGTATATAACCATGTACCATTTTCATCAATTAAATTACCCCCGTTTATATCAAAATATTCAATATCACCATTACTATTTTTTCTTATCATCTCAATTGTCCCAGGTGTTGTAACAAGTTCTGATAAATTACCAGAATTGTTTCTGGGTCTACAGCTATAATTAATTGAATTTTTTTCATTATCAGTAAATAAACTACCCATGAAAATAGCATTTGGTTTTATATTAACATTTAAATCAATATCCAACCTTGTTATTCCGATATTACATTGTTCAACATCACCCCAAAATGGTAATACATTAACACTTACTGGTGTTTTACTTTTAACTTGAGCCAATAAATTTAAATTATTATCACCTTTAAATTTATTACCACCATCAAATAATTTATCATTATAACCTTCATTTATTAAATTATATGGTTTGGTTGATAATATACCAATATCTGATAAATCAGCGTCAATTTGAACCTGATGTTCACCAACTGGAACACCGAAAAACATATAATCACCAGATTGATTTGTGGTGGTTGTGAATTTATAATATTTATTATATAAATACAATAAATTGTCGTTATCCTGAACTTGTCTTTTATCTGGAAATGAACCTATAGGTGTGTGACAAGTATTATTATTATTATTATTATTTTGAAATAAATTATATCTTATACCATCTGAGTTTATATCAGTAACTTGTTCGTATGGATATAATCCAAATAATTCAGAATTTTCTTTATCGATTTCATCAATAGGTATAAATATAGATACTTTAGCATTAGGTACACCTAGACCATTATTTACTATAGCTCTACCTACTATAGCACCATAATCTGAACAGAAATTCCTATATACATCATCTTGTCTTAATTTTAATGATAAAATCTCAACAAAATCAAAATCTTGATTTAAATTTACAGTTAAATATTTATCCGCACCACCTGGTGTTGTTCGTATTCTTATGTTTGACATATAACTTTATTAAATAATTTATTTAACTCTTATTCTGATATCTGAGTCTGGCCTTTTAATCTCAAATAAACTATTACTCTCCCCGTATATTCTAAATTCACCCAATAAATCTATTTGTCTTGTTGCATCATCAATATAAGGTTGAGATATTTCATTATTTGAATAATATTGACCCCCAACTTTATTATACACTCTAACATCAACAACGTTTAATACACCGTTTATACTGTTTATATTCTCAATTAACTGACCTAAATAGATATCATCACCCATATTCCATTTATCGATGTTAAAATAATTTTTGGTATTGTTTATCGCTTCAGATATTATTTGTGATTGTGGGTATTGTTTATCAATTATTAAATCAATTTCAAACCCTAAATTTATAACTCTACCGTTTGTAACTTCAATATAGTCATTTATCATTCTATAATCTGATAGATATGTTGCTATATTATTTAATAATGTTGTTGATGACATATTACTTAATGTTCCATCACTAGCTAACGTTATTATATGTACTTTAATTTTATTTTGTTCTTCGTAAACACTACATCTATAAGGTGCACCAAATTCACCTGGCATTAATGATATTCTAGTTTGATAATCGTTTATTGTTACAGCTCTATTTTGCGCTGAAAAATTATATCTAACTAAGTTTCTAATTTCTTCAACTGATGGTTCATCTTTACCACCTAAAGCTGGTATTGGATTATTAACTCTTATTGAATTTCTAACACTAGTATTCATTGCCGATGTTGGTCCATTAATTATAATGTCAGCTAATCCTAATGACGTTAACACATTTGGTCCAACGTTAGTTGCTGCACCACCACCAGTTCTATATTTTATAAACATAGTTCTATTAGCTGTTGGTGTAATACCTAAAGATGAATTATTAATGAAATCACCAATTTTAGATACTAAAGATGAATCAACACCAAATTCCGATAATTGACTAATATCTTGACTTCCACCACCAAATATGATTTTTAAAAACCCATTATTTGTATATTCTGTTATGAATTTTTGTGTTATTCTTTTATATTTACCTGGTTTAATACCAGCATTATCACTAATTGCGGCATTGTCTGGTATAAAAATTAAGTCATCAGCCAAAGCATCAACTTCATACCATCTCAAATCCTCATCTAAAAATTGGTTTAATGAAGGTAAGCCGTTAAAATTGGTACCGTCCAACATAATGATTGATGATATTGATAAAACATCTTGTTCTGGTAATACTATCTCTAAGAACGGTCTAACATCAGATGTAGTTGTTACCTTTTTAAAGTATTTCGTAACACCATTTATTACCATTTCTCTTTTTGTTATCTTATAGCTTAATATATTACCATTTGAATCAACATTTGGTTCAACTAATCTATTAGGTATACCACCAACTGTAAATGGTGAAGAGAAATCAATATCTTCCATTGTTTCAAATACTTTACCAGAGCCATTAACTTGTGAACCTTGTCTAATTAAAGGTGCGTAACTAATATCAAATGTTGAACCTAATGTTGGTAATACACAGCTAAAGTCAACAATGGATACTGAAGGTCTTTTACCTGGAACTTTTAATCCGTATGTTCTAGCTAATGATAATATCGATGTTCTTTCTTGTGCGAAGTCTAATTGTGTCTCTTGAAACATTCTATCAGTATGAAATGATAAAATATCACCCACCGCAGCGTTTAACTCCAATAACATCTGGGCTACTGCTGCGTCATTGAAGTCATTATATATTTCACTATAATATTGTTTTACGAAATTAATTAATTCCGTTCTTATATCGGCAAAGTTCTTTGAACTATATGATATTTTTTTACTCATTATCTTTTTATTTTATTAATAAATATAAACAATAAAAAAATAATAATAAATGGATTATATTTATATAATATGAAAAAAAAAACAACTGAAGAATTTAAACTATTAGCTAAAAAAATACATAATGATAAATATGATTATTCTTTGGTTGAGTATAAAGGTGCGTTTGATAAAATTAAAGTAATTTGTCCAATACATGGTTTATTTGAACAGGGTGCGAGTAAACATTTATTTAGTAAACATGGATGTCCTAAATGTTCATTTTTATCTAATAGTAATAAACAACGTAAAACTATCGATGTATTTATATCTCAAGCTAAAAAAATACATAACGACAAATATGATTATTCATTGATTGAATATATAAATAAAAAATCTAATATTAAAATAATTTGCCCAATACATGGTTTATTTGAACAAACACCAGATAATCATTTAAGTGGAAAGGGGTGTAAACATTGTGGTGGGACATTTAAAATGAATAATGAATCGTTTATAGTTAAAGCTAAAAAAATACATAATGATAAATATGATTATTCGTTGGTTGATTATAAAAAAAGTTCTACTAATATTAAAATAATTTGTCCAAATCATGGTTTATTTGAACAAACACCAAACAATCATATTAGTAAGGGTTATGGTTGCAGAAAGTGTTCTGTTGATGTTATAGATACTGAATCATTTATAATTAAGGCTAAAAAAATACATAACAATAAGTATGATTATTCGTTGGTTGATTATAAAAAAAGTTCTACTAATATTAAAATAATTTGTCCAAATCATGGTATATATGAGCAGATGCCTATGGTTCATCTTAAAAATTTTGGGTGTAAAAAATGTTCTAATAATGGTATTTCAATCAAAGAAAAAGAAGTTGTTAGTTTTATTAAATTATTAAATATTAAATTAATTGAGAATGATTTAAAAATTTTAGGTGGTAAAGAATTAGATATTTATTTACCAAATAATAATTTAGCTATCGAATATAACGGATTATATTGGCATTCTGATTTATTTTTAAATAATGATTACCATTTAAATAAAACTAATTTATGTGAAAATAAAGGTATTAAATTGTTACATATTTTTGAAGACGAATGGTTAGATAATAAAAAAATAATAAAATCAATAATTAAAAATTCATTAAATTTAATAGATAATAAAATACATTCAAATGAATGTGAAATTAAATTAATAAACAAACCTGAATCTATAGATTTTTTAAATAAAAATAACATACAAAAAAATATAAAAACCAAAATAAATTTAGGGTTATTTTATAATAATGAATTAATTACTTTATCAACATTTAATAATTACAATAAAAAAATAAATAATATCAAATCAAAAGATAATTATGAATTAACATCCTTTACTAATAAAATAGATTTTCATGTGGTCGATGGTTACAAGATTTTATTAGATTATTTTATAAAATATTATAAACCTATTAACATTATTTGTAGTGTTGATAGAAGGTGGGGTGGTTATGATATTTATGAATCATTAGGTTTTAAATTTATAAAAGACACAAAACCGAATTATTGGTATTTAATAATTAATAATAAAAATGAGCGACATAAATATAAAAATAATTTAGAAATTAAAAATAAAATATATGATTCTGGTAATAAAATATATTTATTAACTTTATAACTAATTAATATTGTTTTACGAAATTAATTAATTCCGTTCTTATGTCAGCAAAATTCTTTGAATTATATGATATACCTTTATTAGCCATATTTACGTTTTATTAATAAATATAAGCAATAATAAAATAATAATAAATGATTACAAGTTAATTATAACGAAATCACTCTCTTTAAATATATCATCAGTTATAGTATAATCAATTCTAATGGATACACGATACTCATCTTCTTCATCGTATTCAACAATAACATCATTAACTTCCAAATTTGGCATATATTTTTTAACTGTTGTTTGTATATCTAATTTAATTGCTGAATATGTTAAAGAGTCATTTGGTTCAAATATGAATCTTAATAAATCTGTACCAAACTCTGGATTGTAAAATCTCTCACCTTTTCTAGTTAGGATTAAATGCATTAAATCTGATTTTATTGCTTTTGAATCAGTTTGTGTTAACTGTAAGAAAAAACCATTTTTACTATCTTTGAACGGGAATTCAATATTAATGTATTTATTATTTTGAGCCATATTCTTTTAATATATAAATATAACAAAAAAAGGAAATGATTAATCATTTCCTTTTTTCTTATTCAACACTATTTATTTTAAGCTGAACAACCAAAGCATTCAAAATTTGAATTTTTACTTGCTGTTTTATCATCCATTTGAGTTAATCTAGTTGGTTTGTCGGTTTTCTTTTCTGTCTTAGTATAATAAACTCCAGTTTTTAATCCTCGTTCCCAACCGTATTTTAATGCACCACTAATCTTTCCGTATGTACCACCTTCAAAATACAAGTTCATACTTTGCGATTGGTCAATAAATTTTTGTCTATCAGAAGCCATTTCAATTATTTCTTTTTGTGATATTTCCCATACAGTTTTGTATTTTTCTTTAATACTATCAGGTAATATTAAATTTTGGACTGACCCTTCGTTTTTTATTAATTCTTTTTTAGTGTAATCATTCCATAAATTTAATTTTTCTAAATCTTGAACTAAATATTTATTAATTAATAAAAACTCACCTGAACCTGTATTTCTAACTTGAATATTAGCACCAAATGGTTCAAAACATTCATTAACACCCATTAAAATTGAAGTTGAAGCTGACGGCATTTTACAAGTTAATATACTATTTTTCATCGGTATAGATTCACCTTCTCTTTTGGGGCTCCAACCTTCAATATAGGTTAAACCTCTTTCGTATCTTGAACCTTTCCATGCTGGGTAATTAACACCGTCTAATTCTGCTAATTTATTACTTTGTGTGATAGAAGCCTTATATATTGTCTCAAAGATACGTTTATTCCATTCTTTAGCTTCATCTGAAGTAAATGGTAAGTCTTTTTTAGCAAAGAAATCAGCTAAACCAGCAACACCTATACCAATA